ATTCTAGAAGATGTATGTTAAGCTTTATATTGACAGATATGTACATATAGATGGAGAAAGCTGCATACATAGGGATAAACTTTTAGCTAAAAGATGTTGTTCGTAATCCATCTTCTGCAGTTCTAAAAGTTATCTCAAAAAAAGAGCAGTTTATCTGTTGTTTATATTCAGATATCCTAGATCGCTTTCTCCATCATCTACAAAGGATGTAAATATATTATATATTACATTAAAATAATCTTGCTTATATAAAGGAGATACACAATATGACGATTACAATACTCCAACAGGACGAAATAACTAAAATGAAGGCAGATCTAATCCAGCAACATAAAACATTACAAGAACGGACACTTAAAGTTGTTGGTGCGATAGAGGCTATCCAGATCGTAGAAAAGAAATTAAGTGATGTAGATCAAGAAGAAGTAGTGGAAGAAGAAGAATACGAAGAAGAGGAAGTAGAATACGAAGAAGAGGAAGTAGAGGAAGAGGATACCTCTGATGACATCGCTAGCACTGCTGGTGACAGCCCTATCAACTATAATTGAGTACGTACCTATGAAACTTTTTGTTGCGGCTTTAATTGTCTCTAATTTACCTAATGTTCCTCCTAAAGGTTGGGTACAGATGTTATCTCCTACTTTTACTACAAAACAGGTATGTATGGAGCATTTATTACAGAATGAGTATGTAATTTATTCATCCTTACGTAAGACTTTTAAAACTGCAATAAAAGGCGTAGAGAAGTTTGGTTGTTTTACTGAGGATATCATAATCAAAATGAATAAAGATCTAGGACACGATACCAGTGAAACAAAAGATGTAGATATACAGGCATACAATGCTCCCAAGTACACTAAATAGTAGAAAGCGTGACTTAACAGACAAACAAGAACGTTTTATTAACGCCTTATTAAACAATGGTGGTAAAGTATCCCAAGCAGTTTTAGAGGCAGGATATAAAGAGAGTAGCAGATCTTGGTTGATGAGAACTCTAAAAGATGAAATACTGGAGAGAACCAAGTCCATGTTGGCCTCTTATTCGGTTAAGGCTGCTCATCGTATTACAGAAGGTCTGGATGCAGACGGTACGATACCGTTAAACCAGATGGATATGCGCTTTAAGAGTGCAGAGTCTGTATTGGATAGGGTAGGTTTGAGTAAAAAACAAGTAACGGAAGTGCAAGGAGAAGTTGTACACGGTATCGTTATGTTACCTGCAAAAGAACAATCTAAAGAAGTGGAGGTTATAATAGATGGCTGATGCAATGAGTATGGAATCTAATCGTACTAAAACAGATATTTCTGAAGAAAGAATAGAATCTGTTATGAAAGAATTTGATATTAGTAGAGAAGATGCTATACATCTTATTACATCTACTGATCGAATAGAGGAAGCTGAAAAAGGTGATCGTGCTATAATAGAACAATCTAAAGCTTCTGGTGGTTACGTTAAGAAATACGCCTACGGTGGCAGAGTAGCAAAGAGTTCGGCAGAGAAATCGTAAAGGAGACATTATGTCTACAGAAGAAGAAAAAGATGTTGTTGTTGTTTGTCCCAAGTGTGGCAAAGTAGGTTGCCAATGTGATCCGAATCAACCGTGTGCTTGTGATGAGAATAAAGAAGAAATTATAGAGGAACAGATACTGGATGTAGAAGAGAGTATCAAGAAAGCCTACAGTACTAAGAGTATGGAAGAACAAGTACACAGTAATGTAGTAGAATCTTTTGAAGAATGACAAAGAAGAACAAACTCTCAAGAGTAATGAAGGAATACGGTAGAGGTACGTTACGTAGTGGTAGTAAATCAGGTCCGAAAGTAAAGAATAAAAAACAGGCTCTTGCCATAGGTTTGAGTTATCAGAAGAGAAATAACAGGTCAAGAAGAAGAGGGTAAACATGGCAGGTAGACCACGTTTAGCTGTAGGAACAAAAGGAGCATACAACCTCTCTCGTCTGGAAAAGAAGAAGCGTGTAGCTCGCAATAAGCTAAAACAAGCCAGCAAAGCTGCGAATACTGCTAGAGAGAGTATAGCTAAACTAAACGGCCAACAGAGCAGCTTGAATAGCGCAAAGAAGTTAATGGGTAAAGGTGGTTTAGCTCTAGAGGAGCAGTTAAATAAACTACCTAAACACGTACAGAAAACATTAGATAAACATACACAAATTCTGTTCAGTCCTAACAACGGACCACAAACAGATTTCTTGGCAGCACCAGAAAAAGAAGTACTATATGGCGGTGCAGCAGGTGGTGGTAAATCATTTGCAATGTTAATGGACTTGTTACGTTATGCACACAATGGAAACCATAGGGCTCTATTACTGAGAAGGACACTTGCAGAACTAACAGAGTTGATAGACCAGTCAAGAAAGATATACACACAGGCATTTCCCGGTGCTGTCTTTAAGGAATCAAAGAGTACATGGTCGTTTCCTAGTGGAGCTACAGCGTTATTCAGTTATGTGGATAAGGACATAGACGTAACGAGATATCAAGGACAAGCCTTTACGTGGATAGGTATAGATGAATTAGGACACTATCCGACACCTTATGTATGGGATTATCTACGTAGTAGATTACGTACAACAGATAGTGGTATAGAAACGTATATGAGAGCTTCTGCTAATCCCGGTGGTATAGGGGGTTGGTGGATAAAAAAGATGTTCATAGACCCTGTACCTCCTAACAATCCTTTTTGGGCTACAGATGTAGAAACAGGTAAAACACTAAAACATGGACCACATCATCCTCTTAAACCTGATGAACCATTATTTCATAGAAGGTTTATACCTGCCAGATTAACAGATAACCCACATTTGGCAGAATCAGGAGAGTATGAGGCTATGCTTCAATCTCTTCCTGAAGTAGAACGTAGACGTTTATTGGAAGGAGATTGGGATGTCGCAGATGGAGCAGCTTTCTCAGAGTTCGATAGAAGTATACATGTGGTTGAACCATTTGAGATACCGTATAATTGGCCCCGTGTTAGAGCAGCCGATTATGGTTATAGTAGTCCTAGCTGCGTACTATGGGGTGCTGTAGACTGGGACAACAACTTCTGGATATATAGAGAGTTATATAAAAAAGGGTATACTGGAGAGACATTGGCAGAGATGATAACAGCGTTAGAGTACGATGATCCACCTATGAGTATCTCAGTATTGGATGGGTCTTGTTGGTCTAAACACGGTACTGGTCCCAGTATAGCAGAAACGTTAACCAGAAATGGTGTACGTTTTATTCCTGCAGACAAGAATAGAATGGCAGGTAAAATAGAATTACACCGTAGATTAGGTATAAATGAGAGAACACACGAACCAAGATTACGTATAGTAGCAACTTGCACAAATCTGATCAGGACATTACCTACATTACCTCTGTCCAAGACTAATTCAGAAGATGTGGATACCAGAGCAGAAGACCACGCTTACGATGCCCTAAGATACCTGTGCATGACTAGACAGACTGGTTTACCACATGCAGGTATGTTAAACAAAGTAAAAGAACAGACCTACCAACCTATCAACAGGATATTTGGATATTAAGTTATGGCATTTATAGATTCTCCTAGAGTTCAACAATTAATTCAACAAATATCTGATGAAACTATTTCCATTGCAGATTTTCTTGCTGCTTCAATGGAACAGACCTCAACGATAAAAGAAAAAGTTAAACCTGTTTTAAATGCTCTTATTAAAGAAGGAATAGATGTTAATGCTCCTTGGACTTCTTTTGCTAATGAAGAAACAGTTATTCAATTATTAGAATCTCCACATACAAGTGCTAACACATTTAAAAATCTTCAACCTATAGAAAAAGCAACAAAAACTTTTTATAATAAAAATAGAAAAGCTATTGAAAATCCTGCTAAATACCCTTTTTCTGATGGTAGTGTTCGTATAGCAGGGCCGGGAGGAATTGCAAGAAGTTTTGGAAACAAAACTGATAATCCAAAAGCATATCAAACAAGAGGTACAAAGAAATTTGCAAGAGTTCCGAGAGCCGATATAACAATTCCTAAACTTTTTAAAGCAATAAATAAAATAGAAGATAAAGCAACAAGGGCTGCATTAGCTTTTAATATATTAGTTCCTTTTAG